AGCAGTTCAATAAGTTTGTCGGCCAAGATTTCGTATGCCCCTGCCCCTGCCCCTCTCCCTGCCCATGTCCCTGCCCATGCCCCTGTCCCTGCCCATGTCCCTGCCCATGCCCATGCCCCTGCCCATCTCCATGCCCCTGCCCATGTCCCTGCCCCTGCCCATGTCCTTGCCCCTGCCCATGCCCATGCCCCTGCCCATGTCCCTGCCCATGTCCTTTCCCCTGCCCCTGTCCCTGCGTCAGTTTTTTCCAACAAAACTCTAAACTCTTTTTCGCTCACTGTTTCGTCGTTCAAGATGCGCGTATACAACGCGGTAACTTCTTCACACCACCTGTATACTTTTTTGTCGTCTTTGACTTCTTGGATATTTTTCAATCCATACTTCGTATCCTCCCATTGCCACATAATTAACTGTGCAGTTATTTTAGTGAGGTCAGTACCAGGTGTGATTGATTTGGTAAATCTCTCCGGCCAGAGCTTTGCTTTGTCATTTGGTAATTCTTCAAAAATCGTATACTCAAGGAGTGCGAGTTGCCATGGGATACCGAGTTCAGTCTGGTACGCATCGTAGTCTCTAGGCGAATAACTTTTATTAAGTTTCACGTTCAGTGTATGTATGGAACATCCCACCGCACACCCTTTTCCATTGTCCCAGTAAACACCCTTGATAATCTCATCGGCTTTACGATGTTTGGTAAGCTCGGTGAAAAGCATCTTTTTGAGAGCAGGGTCGGATTTGTAGGCAAGTAGTTGGGTCATATTATTTCTTTATAGTAGTAAGTGGGGTGGAGAGGGTGGAGAGTAAATCAGTAAACGCAATACAGCCCTGCGTGTGGGCATCTATTCCGTCATCACAGGCAGGACAATAGAATCGTACTTTGGCGATTTCTATTTGAGTGATGCACTCTTTCCTCCCATCCTCCACACCGGCGTGGTAGAGGGTGGTGAGGGATGATGTAAGCCACGCTTTGATTGCTATCTCGCAATCTTCCTGTGTACTTTCCTTATAGCAAGTTACACAACCGCTTAGACACCAATCGCCATTATATTTTTTCTCAAACTCCGCTAGTTTAGCTTCTATGAGAGGGTTGGTGTTGGTCATACGAGGGGGATGAGTTTGATTTTTCTCATAGTAATCGGTCATGATTTCGATGGTGTTGGGAAGGGAGCGTTTTTCTTTATCCGCGATTTTCTTTATCCGGGCGTGGACTTTTTCATTGACGAAAATTGCTTTGCGGGTAGTCATAATGACAATGTAGCACTTACTATACATCTTGCAACTATCTTATCCACTCCTCTCCCCCTCCATAGGGAGCTAAAATTGCCTTTCTTTATCTTTTAAATAGCAGTCACCGGAGCACGTTCGAGCAAGATTTGGTGGCAATTCTTGATTACAGACGATACAGTTTTTAAGATATTCAACTCCTTGGATTTGCGGAGCTTTTTTCTCGCCGAAGGTTTTGTTTACCTTGAAATGTTCGGATATTTCTTTAATCTTTTTTTGTATATCTGCGTTATTCATGAAGTTGTTTTTGTCCTCCCACGAGCTGTTGTTGCACTTCGATTTTTGTGTTCTCTAAGAAGTCTCGATATTCTCGTTGTTTTTCTGCTCCTATTTCGTAGTAGTCCTCACCAGTGAGGTGATAGTCGGTCGCCCAGCCCATCTCGCGCTGATAGTCTGGCACGATTGCGATAATACTGTTGCCCGATATTGAAGCATTACCGATCATAGCAACCTTGCCAGTGATTTGCGCCCGTAGTGCAGTCTGTACATCATTCTCATCAACACTCGTAAACTCATCGTCCTTGTATCCCCATTTAATGCGGTAGTATTTCATGCTATTCCTCGTCCTTTAGTTGTTAATTCTAGTTTCTTCTTTCGCAGTCCTGCCTCTAACTGCGCCCACTTATCCTCCAATTGAATTGGGGTGGTGATAGTTGGGATATAAGGCATCGTGTTGGTCTTAGGAAGAATGGCTATAACCTGTAATACCTTCTGAAGCCCGTGGGTCGAGGCTAGGCGGCCTGCGGCCAAACGTTGCGGTAGTCGTTTGAACCACTGGTCGTAGGAGGTGTTTACTTCCTTGAATGCAGTTATGAGAGCTACAACATCCGCGCTCGGCGCGGGGTTTGTTTCTTTTTCATTCTTTTCCTTCTTATCATTCTTGTTTGTGTTGCTCTGTTGTTGCTCTGTTGTTGCTCTGTTGTTGGGTTTGCTGTCGGTTTTTTGGTATTTGTGCCAATTAAGTATAGTAACTACGCGGTATTTTGTCGTTTTTCGTTGTTGGATTTGCTGTTGCTTTTCGAGGTAGTTTAGAATGTCCTCGACAGTACCTTCTGGGATGCCCGATTCCTCTGCTAGGTGCTTACGCCCAGTAACAAACTGCCCCTTTTTGAGTCTCATAAGCTCTCCGTTCCAAATGAATTCTGCTTCTTCGTGGTTGGCTTTAAGAAGTAGAACAACCCAAAGCCACCCCCAATGAGGTTTCCGACACAATGGATTATCGAGCAGTTTCCTATGGAGGAATATGTATCCGTTGTTCACAATAAAACCCCCTAGGCCGGACGATGAAGCTCCTTGCGGAACCTCCCCGTCGCGGACTAGAGGGTCTTTAATCGCGACGTGGTATCCGGCCATGTCGCCTTGTTCAGACGGCATACCCACCATTATATCAGTCATAAAACCCTGTCAAAAGACTTATCCCCTTTTAAGAACCTGGTTATCTTTTTCATACTTTCTCCGATAGGTCTTTATGCAGGTATTGCAGTGGCTAGGGTACTTCCGCGCTCCGCCATGCACGCCGAAGCAGTGTGGGAAACCTGCTAGGACAATTTTGTCTCGTAACTCTTTAGATTCAGGGAGGAGTCTCATACATTACACTCTAGTGGTGTAGATTATTGTTATTTCTGCTTCTTCCATTCCTTCATAACTTTCATCGTGTCGGGTTCAGCAATCATTATGGTCTTTTGGCAATAAGGGCATGGTGTCCAAAAAGCATTAAAGGCAAATGCCTCGGCTTTTTTCATGGTATCGGCCTGCTTGAACTTTAAGGGTTTTGATTTCATGGTTTAACTAAACACATTTCTGTGTAGCGTTTATGTGATTAAGACTGCGATTGGGCCTTGTGGGGTCTCTTTGACCTGTACGTGGGCTGTAGGGCGGTCTTGGGGCCTTTGTACGAGCCTACGCATCAACAGGCGGGTGTGGTGGGCCTTCCTACAGCGTCTATCACAAGGTTGGGCCTCGAAGACATACCCGCCTGCATTGAGTTCACTGATTCTTTTACGCTGGTCTCGGATAAACTCTATCGCAGTAGAACAGACCCACTGACCGTCTTGGTGGATGTAGAGGATTTTGCGGTGTTGGGGAGAAAGTTTCATTGGCTTTTGTATTCTTCCTGTCCCATCCGAGCGCGTATCTTTGCAAGCCGGACAGTCTCATACACTCGTTCAATTTTTGCTTCTAATTTTTTCATCTGCGTATACATCGGATTGGCTTCGGTCTTTATCTTTGCGCTTGCGGCGGTATCTCCTGACGCTATCAGTTCAGCACGAAAGATTGCCAACATACCCTGCATCTCGTAGAGCGCATCCTGTTCTGCCCCCAATAGTGCGACACATTTCATGGCCCCATCGAGCCATAGTTCTGGTGCAATGGGGCTTTTAGATTCGACTTGCTGGGCGAACCAGTCAAGAATTGTGTCTACGGTTATTGCCATGTTCAGAATGGGATGTCATCAGGGGAGATTTCTGGTGTTCCTGTGTATACACCAGTCGAAACTGGTATCTGACGAACTATCATGTACCCGCCATCGTCTTCTCCAACCTCAAAACCCTCTGCAACAAGATAGAGTGCCGTGACCCGCTTTCCTCCGACTATCATTCTTTCGGTTTGGGCGGTGAGCATCTTGTCTATCCAGGCGGTCGAATCTTCTCCGAAGGCTTCAACAAGACCATCTAAGGTTGCTCGGTTAAGACTCACATTTACTGATTCTATGTTTCCCTGGAACATAACTTTGGTGACGTTTTGTATCTTCGGAGACCCGTCATCATTTTTGAACTGACTTGGGATTGGTTCTGTTGCTGTTTTTATCTTTGCCCTAGTACCGTTAATAATTTCTGATGCCTTCGCCCAGTTACCTGATACGCTCACTGATTTTTTGTAGATTGCCATGTTATTTTTTGTTAGTTTTTTGTTGGTTTTTGAACTTAGTAAGTTGTTTGTAAACCTTGAGGAGAGACAGGAATGTCTCCATGTCCTCGCCAAGGTCATCATTCCGGTAGAACTCCTCGAACGTGCCATCCTTCCCAAGTCTGATAATAACTGACCCAACGTATCCAGTCTCTCCGGCTTCGCGGAGCATTATCTGGTACGCGGCACATTGGAGGAATGGCGAGAGGTCATAGATACCCGAAGTAGTCTTGATGTCTCCTACCAATTTTCGTCCGCCTACTGTAGCCGTAAAGTCGCATGTTCCTGCAAACTTATGCTCGACCGAGTGGAGAACGCGTTCTGAATCGTGGAACACAACTGCATTCGTCATAGCCCAATCCACAAACCTGGAGACTTGGTGGGCTTCGTTGACAGAGTGTGCGTGAGTGACACCGTCCGCAATACAGGACTTTATATACTTTTCAATCTCTGCGTGAACATCAGTACCCTGTCCTGCCGCCTTGTCGCGCTTTTTAGCGTGAGCAGTGCGGGCTTCTTTGATTACATCCAAAGTGATTGGCTTACCCTCAATCATCACAGAGTTGATATAATCACACGCCATATTCGCGGCCCATTGAATCAATGCTGGCTTTGAGAGCGTACCGAGAATGGTGGTAACACCAGGCAATAACTCGTCATCTAACCGATACTCATGCTTCTCATCGTTGTAGGTGAATGTCATATTGTTTTTTCTCTCTCCCTTTCCCTGTAAGTTTCTATCTCTTGCTCGATGTCGTAGGCGCGGGCCTTGGCGTTTTTTAATCCTCGTGTTCCATCTACCACCACCTTGTTGAAGTGCTTTACGTCTTCCCTGGCTTCGGCCAGGGCTTCTTCCATTTGGGAGAGGTCAGGCATAGTCGGGGTTTGATTCTAAGAGGGCGAAGGTGGCGTGCTGTTTTTGATTGCCTAACCACTCCGGCACTCCATACTCATCTGCGCCGGCAAGGACAAGTCCTGCTCGGCCCGCACTACTAATTGTGTGTGCGTAGCACTTCATACAATCATCTTCGCCATGACGTAGACAGCCCCGACTAATAAAACAATCAGGGCGAGTTTAAGGACTTCAGTGAAATACATCATACATTCGCGTTATAGATTCTGTCTATGCTCTCGGAGTATGACTCTGTCTCTATTTCGGGCATCTCTCTGATAAACTCTAGGTCGCGTGATTCACTCATAATGTATCGCCCACTACGCAGGGTTCTCGATTAACTTAATATATGTGTATAATATACTTGCAAAAAATCCTGTCAAGCATTATGATGTGGCGTATGGGGAAAACTCGCAACGAATTGATTGTAGAACACTATAAAACGGCTAAAAGCCTAGCCGAAACAGCAAAGGTATTTGACTTAACAAGACAAAGGATACATCAAATAATCGTCAAATATGGATGACTTGAAAGACATGCTCGCCGCGCTTGGGACAATCGCTCTAATTGGCTTGGCAATCCTTGCAGTTATCTTTGAAGTACAGGATATAATCAGGTTTTCATGAATGAGATAAAAGAAACATGCGGAATGAGTTGGGCAGAGTGGTTGCGGTGGCTAGTCAATCATCCGCATAAGCCTCAATGATAATGACTCAATGGCACAGAGCATTTACAGATAGGACACCACTTCCAACCTGATTCCATGATGGAATAATACATGAAAATGAGAATAAACCCTGACCTCACCAAAGAAGAACTTGAGACCCTGACACGAGTAATGAAGGAGATGAATACGAGACCTGAATCAATCCACAAGGAGAGGCTTGATAGAGACAGCGTAATTTACTATCCTTAGGAGTGCCCGTATCGGGCGGCGTAAGTTTGCGGCAAACAGCGTACGACCGTGCGCTCTCCTATGTAAAACCCCGCCCATGTTCTTCTACCATTGAGTAGAGAGCCAAGGGCTGGGGACAGTCCCTGCAAAGGGACTTTTCTCATGTATTCTGTGAAGGTAGTTCTTTGAAATCACTGTACTGTGATGGTGCAAAAGGAGAGACACTTAGTCGGGAGGCTAGGCACTGAAGTGCACAATTCCAGTTGCTTCCCGATGATTATACGAGGGTTGATAGTCCCTTGGCTCGTGGTAACTGGCCGCTGTCTTTAATGACGAAGAACGCCATAAAACCCCTGTGAGGTGACCATACCGGAATAGCTTTTGGCGAAAACCGTAAAGAAATCCTCACTCACAGTACAGTGTTTTTAAGCAGATACACAAAAGCCCCCGTTTTTATTAACGGGGGCGATTGTGTACTTAGCCACTAGAATTGGTTTCTAATGGTCGTCATCAGGGACTAGCCGATGACGGGGGGTTCGTCGTATAAAAGCCAATAAGTGTTCTGCTCAATTCTTTCCAAGTAAACAATCGTTCTCGAATGGTACAGGGTGCACCCGATCCGTTCCCCTCATACCCAATAATTCCATCAACCGTAACCCGTACTTTGTAGGCAAGGTGCCTTTGACCGTTTGGATACTCAAAAATCATCACTTGACCCCAAGGCATAGGGACGTTTGGGATAAAGGTGTCGGCATCCCCACGGGGCAAGTCGGGGACTTTAAGCCGTACCGTGGCCGTACAAGAGCAAACCGTCCATTCATAGATATACCCGTCTTTAATGCGTTTAGCAGCCCATTCTAGGGCGCAGGAGGTATCGTAGGCACAGTCGTCTGATACTTCAGGGTGCCATTTCCCTGATATCTGTACTATCCCCCTATCGTTTGAGCCATTGGCATTGTTAGTAAGTGTAGGGTTCCAATTACTCTCCGAGGTGATGAGGTTGGAGAACGTCGTAGTGCTGATTCCATGTGAAACGGCTATCCTATTCGCCATAGCCCTGTAATCAGGCTCTACGGGGCTTGTGGGGGCTTCAGGGGCTACTACAGCCGCCTCCACGACCGAAACAACCTCTGGCAAAGGAATATCTACCTCCCAGGTAACTGGGGAGATTATTGAAGATACTGCGACGAGAATAGAGACAAGATAATGCAGATGAGATTATTAAGGGAGGACAGACGATTCTCGTAACTCGCGCCGACGACGAGGCGGCGTTGTTACTTTGCCGTTCGGAGGCCCGCGATATTCACATCTCCTTTCTTTACCCGCTCCTTCCAAATCCACAATCCGGTGCCTATGGCTACTAGAACTTGAATCGTGGTCGTGAGCTGATCGGTGCCGACAGAGATTCCAAGTAGTGGAAGCACCATCGCCAAAAGGTTAATGATGACAGATATGATGGTCGTGGACATAAAGGTTATTATAGCTTAGTTTTTAATGGTTAATAAACTTATTCACACCATTGACACCGGCTGAAAAAAATAAATCTTCAGCCCTCTTTTGAGCCTAAAGATATTCACCCATTCGTCGAGCGTGTAGTTTTTCTCCCACAGCCCCGTTTTTGAGTTATTACTGGCGATGTTCTTTTTGTCCATCCATATTCCACAGTGCCCGTGTACTGTTTCTGTTCGGGGACTGATGATGATAGTGCCAGGGGTGATGACGTTGGTTCCCTTGAACCGCTTATCCTTAGAGAGGTGATTAAACAGGTCTCGGGTCGAAACAAGGATGGGGAAGTCGGGCAGAAGGTCTTTGATAATACGGGAGACGCACTGGGCGCAGGCGAGGTCATCTGACACTTCATCATTGGGGGTTACATCTTTACCTAGATATTCATTCGAGGTCTCTACTACTCTTTCAGCGAAGGTGATGAGAGACGGGGGTTCAAGTGGAGGGCGGGGGGTTGACATGGTTGGTGCAGGTTTGATAATTTCAACGAGAAACGTCCACAGTTCTTTGAAGATGTCGAGTATCCAATTAGATGGTGGCATGTTTTCTTCCTAACGGGAACCCGAAGATTGTCTTTATCAGATTCAAGAACTTCTGCCAGGCATCCTCTACCACCACCTGCCGTTTCAAGTGATACCGCATGACGACTGAAGGATTGATATCAGCACGAAGTTCTTTAAGATAGGGATAGTAGGAATCGAATACGAGATAATTTCCATTTGGTTGCATCCCAAAACACATTACCCAATGTCCGTCAGAGATTCCTTGGGGGCGATAGTACAGTCCCTTATCATCTTGCCACCATGCCGGCACGCTCATGCCTAGCGGGGAGTATTTTAGAGCCCCGCGCATGTCTGATACCTTGACGAGTTCGTACCCAAACTCGTACTCCGCACCCCGTGCGATTGCGAGTGAAATGAGATTGTTAGGAAGGTCTTTATAGAACTCCTCCAGGGTCTTCACTTCCTCGAACGGCCATTCTTGTTCGTAGACAGACCAAGACTTTCTAATGAAGTCTGCGACTCGTTTAGGTGTATTGCCAAAGAGAGTACCAGAGCCTTTGGCGACAAAGCGGTCGCTAAGATTTTCAGAGTTATCAAATTGCCGTCTTCGTAATGTCTCGATGACGTTCAAAGTTCCGAATGAAACGCAACCCGAAGTCTCAAACTCCTGGATGCTCTGTTTTTCGGTGATGGGGAGCCAGTTAGTCCAGTCTCCGCTTTCTACCAAAACTTCACCAGCAAACTTCTTGCTAAGTGAATTGTCGGCCCCGAAAACAAAGTCTTCTTCAACGGGAGCCTCATAAATAAATCCTTTTTTAATGTCAGTCATGGTGTAGTTGAAGTTGGTAAGGGAGTAAAGTTTTGGATTGTAATCGGGGTTATCTTCACAGGATCAATTCCCCTGTTCTCCAACAGTTTATCAAGTTTTGCCTCAAGGTAGGGGATTCTTTCCACCCTGGCGATGGTGGTGGCTATCCGCTCTCCTTGCAAAGCGTCTGTTTCTTTTAATTCATACACCCGCTGATTGAACATGGAGAAGTTGGCTACTGTGAACCCCGCAAAGGCAAGAGAGATGGTGATGGCTCCGGTGATGAGTATGACTGCGGTGTCGATGGCTCCTTTCATATCTATTAAATCATTGAGTAAAGTCTATCACCCTATCCACGATGTACCGTTGAAATACTTAGGTTCTTTAGTTACCCATGTACTACCATTAAAATATTTCAATGGTTTAATTGTCCACGTTGTCCCGTCCCAATATTTAACTATCCCTACGGGGGCTGAAGGTGAGGTAGAGGGCGATGTAGAGGGAGAAGCAGAAGGCGAGGTACTGGCACTGGTACTTGGACTACTTGATGCCGAGGTGGAGGGGCTGGTACTAGGACTCGTGGAAGGAGAAGTACTAGGAGATGTACTGGGGCTTGGACTTGAAGATGCACTCGTTGAAGGGGAAGTGGAAGGACTTGTAGAGGGTGACGTTGACGGTGATGTTGAGGGGCTTGGCGAAGAACTAGCACTGGTACTTGGAGAGGTAGAAGGTGAAGTGCTGGGTGAGGGTGAGGAACTCGGACTCGTAGAAGCACTTGTAGAAGGGCTTTTGCTAGGAGACGTTGAGGGACTTGTTGAAGGACTAGGCGAGGAGCTTGCGGATGTACTAGGTGAAGTCGATGGTGAAGTTGAAGGAGATGGGCTGGAACTAGGGGATGTGGATGTACTAGTAGAGGGGCTTGTGCTTGGGCTTGTAGAGGGTGAGGTACTTGGTGAAGGCGAAGAAGAAGCTGAGGTACTTGGACTCGTTGATCGAGACGTACTTGGGGAAGGGGAAGATGAGGGTGAAGTAGACGGGGATGTGGATGGAGAGGTACTGGGAGAAGGGCTAGAGCTGGGAGATGTTGAAGTAGAAGCAGAGGGACTCGTAGAAGGGGAAGTTGAAACCGATGTACTAGGAGATGTAGAAGGGCTTGTACTTGGGCTAGTTGAAGGCGAAGGACTGCTTGAAGCAGAGGTGGAGGGGCTGGTAGACGGGGACGTTGAAGGACTGGGTGAACTACTTGGACTTGTGCTAGGAGAGTTAGAAGGGGATGTAGAAGGACTAGGACTAGACGATGCTGAGGTACTGGGAGAAGTGGAAGGGCTTGTGGAAGGACTAGTGGAAGGCGAGGGAGAAGATGAGGGGGAAGTAGAGGGGGAGGTTGAAGGGCTTGTGCTAGGACTGGTTGAAGGGCTAGTACTTGGAGAGGTTGAAGGTGAGGCAGAGGGGGACGAAGAACCTACCGAACCTGTAATTGCACTTTTTATCAGTACCCATCCTGTTGTACGCTTAAATCGCGCCATACATTAAAAATACGAAGCTCTCTTTATTGTTTGAACGACCTTGTAGATTTTTTGTATCGTCAGGAAAACGTACGCTACCAAAATACGGGCAGCTGCTACATCTCCTGCGTTTCCGGTTGCTATCGTGTCAAGGTTTCCATCTGCGGGCATGGTCAAAGCACCTGATATTTGTGCATTGTCTATGTTGGTCAGGGTAGAGCCTGTTACCAGCGTTCCAGCGGCTGTGTTAAGGGTTACGTCAGAAGTAGACCCGTTAGCAGTTTCTGCTTGGAAAGTATAGGTTAAAGTTCCACTTCCTTGATCCCATTCAGTAGAATCCCATTTAGTAAGAAAAGTCTGTAATGCTGTTCCTGCGGCAAAGAGAGTGTTGGCGAGGAGGTATTGGGGTTCTAGTTTGGTGAGACCTGCTTGGCCTGTAAGTTGAAAACTTCTTTGGGGGCTGGTGTTTTCTACACCCCACGTATTATTATTCCTATCAATAGACCGATAGTTTGTTGCAGCGTTAAGTTCCGTTCCCCCTTCCCATGAAATGTAGTTAGTAGTGTCCCTACTGTCGGGGCTTCTGGTAACTTGAATGTAGTAAGCCGTGCTTGCAGATGCAGAATAAGGGGTTCCGAAAGTTAAGGTGTATGCCACATAAGAAGTAGTTAAAGAACTACTAGCTAATGTGGCATTAGCTAAGGATGAACCACCTAAACTGGATACCAAATCTACACTTATAGTATCAGTCGGGCTGGCCGTTTTTTTAAGTTTTAAGATTACTCCAGTTATTGTCGCACTTGCCGACAATTCAAATTTTTGTGCTTCAGCCTGACTTGTTTGACCAGCACCCGCTGTTCCTCCTTGAATAATTGCGTCTTGATTTGCAATGGAGATGTATGCTCCTTCTCTTTGCCCAACCACAACCCCCGCCCTATAAATATCGTGGTTATCCATTGAGCCGTTAAGGGAGAAAATCGTGTACCATCTTCCATCTACGGGAGTGAAAGCGACACGAGACCTAAGGGGGGTTGTAACTCCTGGTGTGCCAGTGAAAATTGTGGCTTTAGCTGACCATGATGGGGCGTCTATGGCGGTGCTTTCATAAAGATAAACATCCATAGCGTCCATGTTTGATAATGCTGTGGCATAGACCGCTTCTGCATAGAAGGCTGTAGTCCCATCCCATTTTGAAGCGGTATATTGCCAGTATTTAGGATTGGTGAGGATAGCGGCGGTTTCCGCAGTGCGATTTGTGTTGTAGTTTCCTATTTCTATCTGTGTTTCAGTGTTGGTGAGGGTGGTAGCGTTTTGGATGACGATGATACGGGCAGATTTGACTCTTGCCCCAGTTCCACTTGTGTAATCAACAAAAACTCTGTATTCAGTGGCTCCTGCTGGGGGTGTAAAAGAAGCACTCCTAACTAAACCGAGTGTAGTTCCGATAGAGGCACTAGCAATAGTGGCGTCGTCTGTGCTTGTTCCTGAACGCCTCAAAGATATAGTTACACTGTCTCCCGATGTTTTAGAACAAAGCACCTCAAAATAATAAGTAACCGTCCCGTTATATTGGGCGGTGTCTAATTGGACTATCTCATTAGAGGTAGTATCTGCCGCTGCGGCCGCTATGTTGTGGTCGAGCAGGTTCAATTCCTGTCTTACAATAGCCATAAACTATTTCAGTGTGATGAGCTTCCCGTATTCGCTGATTATTTTGTTCCTCTGTGTCGTGGTAAGTGTAGAAGCGAAGTGAATCTGTATTTCATCCACCACGCCAGATCCAGCTACTGATTGCGAGTAGTAGACTTTGTACGGTAGTCCCATCGCTGTTTCGATAGTGGATTTCTGACTCCAGATGTCTTTGATGACGAACTTGGTATTTACGTTTGTGGGAGGGAGCGTGGGATTGCTCGCCATGAGAGCGTCGAGGATTGTCTTTTCGCCTACTGTGAGGGGACGACTGAAATTGACAAAGGTCATGCCACTACTGTCGCCTATTACGTCTGGTTTCAGTCCGACTTCTTGTTCGATTCTCTGCAAGGCGTTCCATGCGTACCCGACTGTTCTGTCAAGTGGGGGGTATTTGTATTCCATGGTGGAATTGTTTAGACCTCACACCTCCACGATAACGTAGCAGTATGCGTTGACTGCTGCTGCTGCGGTAACACGAACCTTCAACAGACCCGAAATAATCATGATAGGTTCACGACCTAGAGGGAACTGCTTGACGTACTGGTTTGTCGGTGCGACGAATTGCACATCAAACATACGGGTAGTTGTGTTTGTTCCTTCTCCTGATGCTGTGTAACCTGTAGAAGTCGTACCGACAGGGATTTGGTTTGTGGTCTGGTCGCCAGTCTGTGCTAGAGCGTTACCGTCCATTTTGACGATACCAGCAGCAACATGAGCTGTAACAGTGCTTCCTGAAGAAGCGTCAGTTTCCATCAATTCACACCTAATAGGGGTCGCGGCTGCCGAGCCGTCGAAGCTGATACCCCACTCAACCACTTTAATTGTGTTGGTAGCAGACCCTTTGACTTGAAGCATCGTTTTGACAGCCGTACCCGTAGTCACTGGAACTTGAGCTGCCGATGTTGGCGATGGACCGTTTGCGATTAAATATAGAGCCATGATTTTTTATAAGTTAATAATTCGACTAATTATACCACTTTCTGGAGCGCATCTTCTCCCCAACCTGCTACCGGCATGAATTTTTCCACCAGCCATCTCACTGAGTGGATCTGTTTAGGGTGTTTCTTGCCCCAGTATTTCTCCTTAATGTAGTCTTTGGTCTTGTGTACATCCTTATCTCTTATCTTATAGGGGAACCCGAAGTCCCCACCTTGAGTGCGAAACATGTGACTTTGCCATGTATCATGACAAATCAAAATCCGCAATCCTGACAACCACGCCGCACAAGCCACCTCTAAGCCCTGATTACCCCACGAACCTGCCCTCTCGTCACACAACTCGTATTTCCAGTAGTTGTGGCGGGAAGCCATAAAAAAACTTCCTTGTAGTGACATAGACTCTGTATAGCCGAACTTCTCTTTCATCTCTGTATATTCTGGTCGGCGAGTGTACTCTTTGTTGTACTGAAAATGAGGTTCTGTATCAAAACAGTACGAGGTGCTTTGCGGGTTAGTCTTGGATATCCAAACTATCTCTTTTTCAGTTGGCTCCCCGCAGTCTTTGCACAGCCCCGACGGGCTTTGGTATCTTCTATGCCCGTTTTTGCAAAGCCAATTAAAACAATGCAAGTTTTTCATAATTGGCGCAGCAACTACGTCCTTACCAACTTTGTCGAAAAACTTAAACATCTTTAAGTCAAAGTCTTGGTCTACGGCGCAGTGTGCATCTATTTTGGCTACAAACTCTGCCTTTGAAAGCCGTACAAGTTGGTTCTGCATAGCTCGTTGGCCAATAGATTCTGAAACATGGAATATCTTTACTCGTGGATGGTCTTGAATGGGTTGAGCAGGCCAATAGCCGTCCAGCCCAACCAAAATTTCAGATTGTTCACCTGTATGCTCGAGCAGGTCTTGGATGGTACGTCCCAAAAACTCCTCATTTCTCGCGGGAATGACAAATGAAAGTCTATATCGCATGGTATTGTATTTCTGCCTTACTTCTTGCCATTAGAGCATCTTTTAATTCTAAAAATCTCCCCAAGTATATTTTTTTATACTTTAACGTAAAAGTGGCTACCCATCGATTTTTATACCAAGAAATTCCATTATGACCCGAAGTATTATTTTTAGAGAGTTTGCAATTTAAGGTATTTTGCCTCTGGGAAACACTTCTAAGATTAGACTTTCTGTTATCTAGCTTATTGCGGTTGATGTGGTCAGTGACTAATCCAGCGGGGGTTTCATTCAAAAGTCTGTGCATCAAAATTCGGTGTTTATTCTTTCGTCCTCCAGCATCTCTTACTGCGTATCCCTGTTGGTCACTCCACCACTTCCATTGGCTAAGCAACTCAAAGTCTCCGTCATCCACTATCGCAAACTTCCTTTTGGTGAGAGGTATTTTCTTCATAAGTTCCATTTTGATACATCAATAACATTACTTACCACAGAAGTATAAGGTAGACATTCTTTCCAGTCATAACGATATTTAAATTTCGCCCACACTTGTTCATATCCGTAGTGGTCTTTTTCCCCAGCTCTGTTTCTAACATCTGGCTCGGTATCGTGGAGGATAATAATATCAGCGTTTGTAAACTTAATTGTATCATCCCCCCTGCGGTGAGGATTTTTCCCTCGGTCTGACGTGTGGTCTATAAAAACAACTGACCAGTGGCGGTTGTAGTCTGCCTCGCTCCAGTCTTCCACTTTCTTTATCTTGTGTGTCCAACTTTGAAACTGACGAGCATAACGATAATATTCAATATCGCTTTCGTAGGTAACCAAATTTCTTCCTTGACAGAGCCAGTGAAGGATGGGGGTGCTATAAAATCCCGCACCCATTTCACACACATCTCCTGTGGTTAAAGGGATGACCTTGAGGAGTGTGGGGATATGTGTACCTGCTTGTTTGTGATTAGGGTTGATTTTCATACGTCTAGGAATATTCTCATAACGCAAAGGGTTTAATATAGTCCGGTAGATGACGTGTTGATTTCCAACCCAAGAGTCGCGTTTTAGTGGTGTCTACACTGGAGTCCATACGATTGCCTTGTAGCTCTGGTAGCATCACGATCTCTCCTCCGAACATCTGTGCTACCTCTAAAATAGAGTACGCTTCGTCGCTACCAATACCAAACTCATCGCCGACCCCCTTCTCCCCCACCAACACTAGTCCGTCAATAATATCATCAACATGCGTAAAGTTCCTTTTCTGTGTCCCAGGGGTTACGACGCAGATAGGTTCATTTGCGAGCCTTTTCTGTTTGAATATCTCTATGACAGTTCCGTATGGTGCGGCACGTTCTCCAGGACCGTAGACACTGTAAAAGTAGGTAATCGCATAGGGAAGGTCATACCAGGTGGCGTAGTTGCGTATTAGCTCCGAGTTAGTCGCCTTCATCCATGTGTAGGGGGCTAGGTTGCGTCCCATGCCTCCATCAGCAAACTTGGTAGAGGAACCAGCATAGACGAGTTTACACTTCTTCTCTCGCCAATACTCAATGACGCTGAAAGTTCCGGCGACATTCATTTTCCATACGAGCGCAGGTTCTCGGAGGCTTGTCTCGATACGCGGGTACTCTCCTAGGTGGTAAATCAAGTCAGGTGTCTCTGGGACGAGTGTGGCAATATCTGTGTTGCTACCTTTGCGGTAGTCTACCCCCTCAACGTGGTTGGACTTCGTTCCAGTAAAGTAGTTGTCGAGTACGATGACCCGATGCCCGTCCTTAACGAGCCTTCTACAGAGATTTGACCCTACGAATCCCGCGCCTCCTGTGCATAAAATGAGCTTAGACATAAGTTGATTATACTTCACGCGGCGGGATGGGGATGAGGTAGCGGTAGGCGTTGCCTGTCTTCTTTTTAATGTCCTCTATGTACTCGTAGGCAAAGACAACAAGGAGGTCGGGGTGAAACGCCCCAAGATATTCTTTAGGCACGATAGGGATGTGCTTGCCGGGACTTGTGCGACCTTGCTTCAAGGTGCTGTCGTCAACGATAAAAGGTATGAGGTCGGTGCCAATGTCACCGAAGTTCGTGATGGTCGAAACTCTGGCAGGGCAACTGTAGCCTGCCACACTGACACCTTCTGCCTTGTATTCCTCTAGCTTCTTCTTGAAATCAGCAACGTAGCGTGCGGATGTATCACGAAACTCCTCAAGAGCTTGGAGTGTTAGTGTTTCTTCAACGAAACTTTGACCAGTCCCATGCTTCACGGTAACGCGCAGTGAACCGCCGTGAGGTTCGATGTGCTCTACGTCAGCGACGTGCATACCATGTCTCTCGAATAGCTTTACCAGTGAAGTGATGGAGTAGTAGAAGGGGCGGTCAAAGTAGAACCTCTCGAACTGGACGTTTTTAATGATGTCCCCAAGGTACTCAACTTCAATGATGAAGCTCCCGTCCTCACTCATAAGATTCTTCACGTCCTCAATCACTTGGTGAGGGTCTTCTAGGTGCGTGAAGACACTAGAACAGACGATGACGTCTGCTTTCCCGTGCTTGGCGACTATCTTCTCAACCGTCGGGGCGTCGAAAAACGAGACAATGGTCATAAGTCCCTCATCGTTTGCGAGCTTTGAGACGTTCACCGATGGCTCAATGCCTACGGCTGGAACACCCAACTTTTTAAGGGGGCGCAGCAATATGCCGTCGTTGCTTCCAATATCCACAACGAGTTTCGCGTTCTTCAAGTCTTCGGCGAGTGCGTCAAAGTGCCGTACAAGCCCTTGGTTGACCGATGAGAGGTAGTAGTAGTCCTCGAACATACGTTCACGGGAAACCATTTCTCCGAGCTGTACGTTCTTACAGTCGGGGCAGAAGAACACCTGCATCGGGAAGAAGTCTTCTGGCTCCCCTGGTCTGGGGTACTTATTGGCGAGTGGTTGTCGGCCTAAGTCGAGGAATTCTGTGGCGGTTTTGTAGCAGAGACGGCATTTCATATTACTTAAATTTAGTAATAAGTAAGTCGGCCTTCCCCCATTTTGGAATATCGTAGGCTTTGACAGGACCCCAGTCTTTCCAGTGAATCCTCTGTCGTTCTTCACTCGCACCATCGTGATTTATTTGTATGACCCCAATAGTTGAGTACCACTCGACACACTTTCTTTTAGTTGTCCCCAATACCTTGTCTATTCTCCAACGTCCCAATTCTCCAACATAAGGCCAACCGTCAGGGTATTTTGTGAATCGTTCCTCTAGGGCCTCGATTGCTAGTTCTCTGGGGGCTATCAGGGTGCAATTAGACACTCTGTTGCGCCAGTTATAGGTTGGTTTCCACCAAGTAAACAACGCCCACCTATGCTGGTTATAAGCGAACTCATCCATCTTAGGGCGAAACTGGTTGAAGTGTTCAGGTGGATAAAGTACATCGTCTTCTATGACAGCTATAAACGGTGTGGTGGCCTTCTTGCAACCCTCTAAAAGTCTCCTATAAATCATCTGTTCTCCCATCTTTTTCTCATCAAATAAATCAATTATAGGATAGGGAAGGTTTCCAATCTGCTCGGTATGAAAATCCACCCATTTGTCTGAGAGCTTGTCGGCGTGGATATACAAAAGCGTGAGGTCGTTCGTCATACACTCACTACTCCATCGCGTACAGTGATTATACTCCCACTCTTGAACTCCCCCTCCATGATTCGCACCACAGCCTTTGCTACCTCTTCAGGTTTTTGTGGATTCCCCTCAAGTTCGAGAGATCGCCACATCTTTGTATCAGTTGGCCCAGGGCATAGTGCGTAGAATTGCAGTTCGGGATGCTTTCGTGCCATTGTTTCTGCGTAAGAATTGAGTGCCGCTTTTGACGCAGAATATATGGGGAATTTAGTATTGCCTTTAATCCCTGAAGTTGAAGATATATAAACCACTCCCACCTTTATCCGAGGCAGTAGTTTCAGAGTCGTCTCAATGCACAGAAGTGTATTAGTATCAAAAGTATCTTTCACGCGCATCTCGTCCAATATGCCTTGTGCAAAAATGAGCCAATCAATCTCTCCGTCTTCGACAAATTCATGTCCCGCAAGCTCTTTAATGGTAGAACCGATTCCTCCGCTCTGGCCAAAGAGTTTCAAACGCATATTACTTCTTATAATACGGGTTTCTTGATGTCTTTCTAGTTAGTGTGTGAAAGAGTCCTTTTGGGTCAGCGTCCACGTCACCGCCCTCACAATACTTTCCACTGGGAAACAGAAGAATGTTTGCCCGATGCTTATACCCCACTATATCATCAAAATCTCGTACCTTTCCTGCCTTGTGTAGTTCATCCCATCGCCTTGAAAAGTTACCATCCTCTCGTTGGGGGTAGGGTTTGGTAAGTATCAACCTCTCGTTATAGCCCTTCATTACATTGATGAAGAAGTCTTTTCGAGTAGCGTACTGATTTCTATGAGGATTGAGAAAGGTGCCGTACTTCTTGATTCGGTGGTCGGATAAACCATACTCCCTCAGTACCTCTAGGTCTTGGGAGATATTCCCTTCTTCGTCCAAGATTGCAAACGCTCGGTTGAAGCGCATGAAATCCCCGTTAAAGTTTCGTACAAGTTCAATTATTTCCTTCGTGATGATGTGGTCAAGGTCAGCAAAGATAATGTATTCTCCCTTGGCTTGAGGAGCGGTGGTGTTGCGGGCTAAGGATGAAGTCCACGGACGCTTATCGTTGGTTTGAATGATACGAAGCCACGGACGAGGTTCAGCCTCTATTGGCGGGTCGCTCCCGTCATCAACTATGATTACCTCGGTGTCCTCTGGTATTCCTATCTTGTCGTAGTGTAGGAGCTGTCTGCGAACTATCTCGTGTGAGTTAAGTACAGGATGTATAATTGTGACACGCATTTCAGTTTATGTCCACCCAAATATCGTGAAGTGCTGGCTTCACTGGAGTAGCTGTCTGCACAAAAAGAGTGTGCATGGTGTTCATGTCCCCGGTGTGCCAGATGTCTTGTCGTGTTCCGTATCCCTTGCCTGCTGGTTTTGTGTCGATTCTCTTGATGTCTTGTTCGATTCCTTCAATCCCTTTGATAGCTGATTTATCGAGCCTAGCGTCCCCTTCTAGTGATTCAAGCTTATCAGCTACCATTTCGGGGGTATCGGGGCTTCCTGGGGCTCCTGGAGGCCCCGCAGGGCCTGCTACAGTCTGCCCCGGGTCTCCTTTGTCTCCTTTTTGGCCTTGTTTGCCATCTTTGACCCTTCTGAGGGTATCTCGTACAAAATTCATCCCATCTTCTTGTTCTTTGAGAGCCTTAGAAACTGTATCAATCAAAGACTCCTTCAAGGACGAAAAGTCTGTCTCATTGTCCATTTCAAGTCTTTTAGAGAGCGATTCCACCTCGGCTTTCATTTCAAGCCACGCCGTATCGGTCTTGTCTATGAGAGACTTTTCGACTTTAAGGACAAGGTTGACAACATTCTGAAAAGATTTTACAAAGTCGTCCTTTGTCAGCGAGTTGTGCGCTACTTCAAGGAGGGTTTTAATCTGTTGGAGTTTAGGGGAGGGCATGGTTATTCTTTCTCATTAGGAACCAACAAAGGTAAAATCCCGAACGCTTCCACTGGCAGTCTAGCGGCTCCTTTTGGGATGGTTATTTCCAACCAGGTAACGCCCTGTGCATCGGTTACAGATTTTGCCCCGTACTTGTTAGTAATATACTTACCTACTTCTTTCTCGTAGAACTTATAGATAGGGTTGTTGGTGTCTACTTTGCCGGAGATGTCGAAGGTTTCAGATGCTCTGTTAATAGAAACTGGGGCAGAATATCCTGGCTCTTTATTCTTTACTTTATCCCATACATCTTTCGGCATAGCCTTAAACTTCCCATCTCCGAGTACATTAGTTACATACCACTCGTGCTGGTCCATTGAATACGCGGGACGACGTTCACTAATTTTCATTCCTACTTTTAAGTCTGCGGGTGTCACTTCTGTTGCCCCCATATACCAAGGACGAGATTCTCCCAATCCCTCAATCTTCATAGCCGTCTCTCCTGTAGGGAATTGCAGTTTTGTCTTTCCGTCTTTGGCGGCTTGTTTTACTTCTTCTCGTATAACTCGTTCGTGCCAAGTGTTGCGGTAGGGTTCGAGTTTGGATAGTTCACCGCCTCTCTTTGTTAATGTCTCTGTCTTAGTTTTTTCTGCTATCTTCTCTATTTCACGCTGTCTTGTGGCGAGTGAATCTATCTCGTCAGTATATTGATTCTTGTTCACCACACCTCTTAAACTCATTTCTCTATTAGCAGCTTTCGCATACTCATTCTTTAATCCTGTCGGTAAGTAATCTATAGCAGATGAATACTTGTACTGCTCTCCCTCCAACCTCCCCTTCTGAAAGAGGTCTGATTGGAGTTCGATGACGCGGCGGGTTGAGCCTTGGTACTGTGGCAATTTATCTTCTCCAGGAAACATTAATCCTCTGCCTTGACCTCGGTCGGTAAGTCTTTTAGGTGTACTTGCTCCTGGTAAATCCTCTATACGAGAGTGGGCGAAGTAGTTGGGAAAATTGCCTTTTGAGAAATGCACATCACCAGCGGATGTAGAAATTGATGATGTATAGACACGTTCAGAATAATCGGCCACGGGGCCACGCAACTTACTAGGTAGAGTTATGCTCTCGTAATTTGCCTGTGGCTCTGTCTTCAACGGCAACAACTCTGTCTTTACCTTATTTGCAAACTCTTTAACCGGCACCGTAGCTCCCTTATAGTCATTGACGATGTTTCTGATTAAGTCTCGTTCTGCTTGCTTCAGTTCAGGCATGTTCGTAAAGTCAAGGATTTCCTGCTTAGAGGTTACGGACTTTCCTTTCAGTCTCTCAAGGACTTTCGTGGTGATGTCGGTGAAGCCTTTGAAGTGAGCTAACTGTGTGCTATCATTACCATCTATGATGGTCTTATTGGCGGTGGGGGTGTTCTTGTACTGTTTATTTAGGTTGCCTCGGCTATTTGACTGACCACCATCAAGTCGAATAAAGCCACGTTCGGATTTGCTTGCAGTTTCTTTGATTGCCTTGATTATCTCTTTTAGCTTTTCCACAAGAGCTTTATAGATTTCTTTGAGTGCGGCGACAAGGGTGTAATCTCCTTTCGAGATTGCCTTTTTCTGTGCTTCTACATTCTCTGAAATCTGACGTTCGACTTTTAGTATTTCTTTTGTCTTTGGGATATCTTTCGCAGCTCCGACTTTCACATCTGGTTTGCGTAAATCTACTATTCGCCCTTCTTTGGCTTTTTGCGCGGCCTGCTCAAGAACAGTATTTGGTTTAGCTTTTAATCCTCTAGGTTCTCCAAACGTCCCAGCCATCTGTTTTCCACGGAGAAACCCGCCCACTTCTCCTCCGACAATCGTTCCAATTGCCATCCCTGTGGGGCCGCCTACAGCGTGTCCAGCGGCTCCTCCGATAAGGTTTCCTGAAATCTGCGCGAAATATTTTCCAAGCTTACCGCCTTTTGTTTTTCGACCATCCAATCGTTCAAGACGATCTATATCTTGATAGTATTTTGCTAACTCGGTGTTTACCTCTTTTACGTTAGTGGCACTGTTCTCCTCGATGACTTGTTTGTAGGTTCGTGCGACGGCCTTGCGATACGTTTTATCAATAGGTGAGTTGTAGTCAATGTTTTTGTAGGTGTTTATCTTTGCGTCGTGGATTTTTGCCAACTCAACATCTCCGAACTCGTTGGCACGGAGTTTCAGTCCTTTTATCTCATTTTTTATTCCTTGGAGTGCTTTCACCAAATCTGCTCCCTCCAAGCCACTACTACCAACTTCTGCAACTAAATCACGCTCAACTTTTGCAAGATTCACCTTCTTACCCTCATTGACAAGGTTCTCCCTAACAACTTCCTCTTTCCCTTCAATAGCTAACGCTCGATATTGGTCTACTGCGCCATTTGGTTGTTTCGTTCGTATCGTTCCTGTTGAATCAACCGAATCTACAAGGACATCAGTTTGAGCGATACGTTGTCGAGAGGCCGCACCGGAATCAATAGCGCGATCATTTGCTGTACGAAGTTTTGAGTAGTTATTCTCGATATTGTAGATTTCGTCAGCAATGTGAGCCGTTGTCTGAACATTTGTTCTCTCTATGATTGACTGCCGTACTGTTTTTGCCGCACTCACGATTGGAGCAGTAACTGGTTTCAACGGCTGAACAACTGGCCCCGCAGTGGCAAGAGGATTACTGACGAGCATTTCTTGTACTGCTTGCACCACCTTGTAGAGATTCGGGTTTGCTTCATTGAGTGCTTGCTTTGCTCGTGTATCACCTAGGTAGTATCCTGTAGTATCTTTTACAACCTTTTGTATTTGTCCGAGAAATGTATTCCCCATGCCAGAAAGTACATCCACCACAGGCTTCACAAGAGTGCCATAAGCCGTTTCAGCAAAACCCTGTACGGCCTTCAATGGATGAGCTTGGACTGATGGGTCAGTTACCGTTTTATAGATTTCACCAGGTACTCGTGCTGTAGCCTCTACCGCTCTTCCAACCTCACGGGGTATATTTGCTATCGCCTTTGGGATGTTACTCAAACCTGTGTCTTCGGGGTTGTATGAAAAGCCAGGAATAATATCGGCGATTGGGGTAAGAGATTTCGGCTTGCCATATTCAGCCTCATACTCTGCACGGGTCATCCTTCGCGGAGATGGTTTTATATTTAACGTCGAGGTACTTACAACAGGGGCGACACCATATTTCGCTTGATATTCAGCCCGTGTCATTTGTACTGCCATGCTAATCAATAATGATTATTTCATCTCCATTTGGGGCTATAGTTATGGTAGTGGGAAGAGGGGAATTTATCCCAGACATTCCTTTCACCGCATCATTCCACCGTTGCAGACTAGCCTTTATCTGATTAAGATTTTCCTTGAAACTTTCAACCGATTGCCCTTGGTCAAGACCCGCAAGAGCAGAAGTCAAAAGTGCTAGCTCTCTATCGCTCACGTTACCAAGCGCACCACCAGTCTTGCTGGCTTCACGCATAGCGGTCAGTTCGCCAAAAGCTATATTTGCTTTAAGGCTATCGAGATCAGCCTTAAAGTCCCTCGCAGGCGATGTTGGAATAAATGTAGTAAGAGAGCCGAATCCGACCACAGCCCCATTTACTCGTCCGAGAAGATTATCAACTTCCTGTGTAATCCGAGTCTGTCGTTCTGCTTGGTAAGGAGACACACCCGTAATGCCAGGAATAGTACCCATTAAAGAAATATCAATTTTCAGTTTTTCATTTATCAATCGTTGATTTTCAAGGTCTAGGAGTGATTTCTGTTTAGCTATTGGGTCAGTGAGGTACTGTCCAAGTAATTGGAGCACCTGTTGTGGTGTCTTCCCTTCGGTTTGTCTGATGAGTTCAATCGGAGCGCCATTTTTTATAGCATCAACCTGCCAGCCTTGAAGCAGTTTTGCATCAGCCTCTTGTTGGTTAATTTGTCGTGAGCGTGCATCCTGTATATCCTTCGCTCTTTGTGCCCTGTTTTTGTCAGCCAAGGAATACGCAGGGCTTTTGAGTATCAAGTCAAGATTTTCTTTAGCAACAGCTATCTGTTCTTTTATGGGGTCGAACTTTTGCGCTACGGCCCTGTCTACGAGGTCAAGAGCAGTAGTGAGGTTTCCTCTACTTGCTTCGAGTAGGGAGGCCGTGGAGAGGGCCTGAATAGCGTTGTTGCGTAATGCGGCGGTTTGGTGTGGTCGCAATCCTCCTTCGGTGATGCCTCTACCTGTTGCGTCTTGCTGTAATTGGAGTGGTATAGCAAGGGCTTCGTTTTGTAGTCCTTTAAGTCGGGCTGAAAGGTCTGATTGGGTTTTGGTGAGGTCGGTTATGCCTTGTGTTTTTTCCTGTTCAGCGCGATAGTCTGATTCACCAATAAGTTGCTTTTCGAGCGCGGTGATAACATCAAAGCCACCCTGTGCTTGCTGTTCTGGCTCGGTGAGGGTGAGTTCAGCATTCAAACCGGCGACGGGGTAGTTATTATAGGGTTGTGGACTGCCAAAGTTTGTCGTTGCAGGAGGATTCAGGGTGGCACTTGATATGGTAGGTGGGGTTGCAATAGTTGTGGTGTTGGTACCTCCGATATCGTATTGGCTCCCATTGTTTTGAATAGATACTCCGCTTCCTAACTGGGCCGCTGACTGAAAGGCGGCTTTTTGTTCAGGGGTGAATCCGCTTATGTCGAGTGGGGTTACCATAGTTGTGAGTTTAGCATGTTACTAAGCGGTGATTCCGAAGTTTTTAATAGCTGTGCGAATAGAATTGATTGCAGTCCGTGATTCTGCATCTACTGTTGCTCCACCTGTCGGCGCAGAAATTGCTCCTGCTTGTACGACTGGGGTTACTCCATACACCGATAATTTTTGTGTCGTTTCAGTACCGATTTTCGTACCTGTACCAACACCAAACTGTATATTTCTACCATCCAAAAGTTGAACTGTCTTATGAAAAATGTATCTATCAGAAGCCAAAAACTCCTCAAATTCATCATGAATGATTGAGCGTACTTCGTTTATCTGTTCGTCGGTGAGTGTCATATATTTGTTTCTAGTGCTTTATATTTATAGGTCAGTGAAGTGATTGGAGTACCTTTCGACTCGATTCTAAACTCGTATTCCCGTCCTGAAGTGAATTGCGTCCCGGCATCTAAGGCAGTTCTTTCCAAAAACCTAGAAGCTACGGTGGTATCAGTTGCTACCGTGGTGTAACTTCCCCCGTCAACCTTATATTTCAATATGACTTGTCCACTAGTGGGGATTGCTTCATAGCCCACCGTAACCGAGATAAGCTGTTTTTTTCTGAGCCTGTCTAAGGGTTCCATGTTTGGGTTGATGGTGGTCTCTAACGTTGAAGTCGCGGTGTAGGTTTCTGTGTCGTTTGTTTTGGTCATCGACTCCGTCCCGTTGTCGTCGTAAGACATGAACAAAAAGTCGCCCGCGTAGAAGAAATTATAGAAAACCCCATTGGTCAGCGCAGTGTCATTATTCGGGGTTCTCTCATGCACAACCGAGAACGGACTATTTAAACTCGGTCGTCCAACACTCCACACCCCCTGACGCAGGGTGCCATTTATCGTTATTTTCATCATGAAATAAATCCGATTGTTTATCTTCTGTTTGGCTATTGGAAGCTGAGTGACAATAGTTTCTCCGACAAGTTCAGAAAACTTTACTGCTTTTGATACTGATAAATATCGAAATATAACCCTATCCTTAAACCTTGTTGTGTTACCGCCCGAAAGAGCTACCCCCACGAGGACACCATCTATCTCCTCTAATACCTTCAGGTTCTCCTCACCCCAGTCAATGCTATCCGAAAGAGTAGGAAGTGAAGAATCTCTATCCCAAAGAAACACCCGTGAATGTCCAACGCCCGACAGTGGGGCGCATCCTATGGCTAGATAGTTTCCATACTCACATATTGACGTTATATATAAATCGGTTGGCAGTGTGAGTGCTGCGTCCACCCATGCACTGCTGTTATAGCTTGCAATCTTATTGTCATACGGGATATACATAACATCATCTTTGGAATGTACTATTCCTTGTGCAAGGTTGATATACGCAATCGGACGAGCGGAGTCTACCCAACTTCCGCCCGCAGGGTTGTAACTCCAAATGGTCGTGTTTGCACGGGCGCCGTATACAAGTCCTGTTTTTTTGTAGTACACGAAAAGATTGTAAGAACCATTACCAGCCGATGAGGCTTCGCTCGTAGTGTTTGTCCAATCTGCGTCGTCAAGGTCGTTATCCGCACCAGTCGTCAAGTCTTTATACATAACCTTAGCCAGTGCGCTCCCCGTTATGTTTCCCAAACCATACAGACTGTAGGTAATAGGCGTTCCAATTCTCAGTGCAATAAGAAAGTTGCGTATCTTGTGGTCTGACACCAAAGTATCACCAGCCTCACTGTTTCTATAAGGGGTAAGACGGTTACTGTCTGTGAGGTTGTCAAAACTAGAAATCATCCGAGCAATCCCAGACGCTTGTGTCCTTGGGTCATTCACTATTCCCCCGTCAAACTTGTTAATGATTACTGTTTTCATGATTTTGGTAGATTCGTCATCGTAGAGGAAGACTTGCTCGGGTTCGCCCAACTCGAAGATGACTTAGACTGATTGGAAAGAGAGGATGAGTTTTTTGTAGCGTTATTCCAGCGCAGGGCAAGAACGAATGAGATTGCTTGCCCTGTAAGTGTGTAGGTACCAGTTACCAATGCCAATACCCAACGAATACCAATATCAACGCCGGTAAGAGTGTATGAACCTACTGCCATAGTAATCGGGGTTGCCATATTTACAGTGAAAGTTCCTGAAGATGTGAATGAGTGAATGGTATAGCCTCCTGAGGTTGTTATAGTGCCACCAGTGGTAATGGCTGGGTTTACGTTGTTACTGCCGTCAGTGAGATACCGAATGATGACGATTCCTGAACCACCCCGCGAAGTCGCCGTTCCTCCCGCTCCACCCGCTCCCCCGCCACCCCCAGTGTTAGCCGTACCACTTACGCCATTGCCATTTCCGTTTGCTGCTCCCGCTCCCCCCCCACCTGCTCCACCTGCACCTGTTCCTGTTGCCCCACCATTGTATGAACCACCTCCCCCACCACCTGCGTAGGTTACAGAAGCACCTGAGATAGAAGATGCTGTACCTGCCCCACCATCTCCAGCCTTAATATTAGTAGCCGCTCCACCCGCTCCACCCGCTCCCCCGCCACCCCCACCAGTTCCAATAGTTGATGATGGTCCTTCTCCTGTTCCTCCGTAGCCGCCGTAAGAACCTGTCCCCCCCGCTTTTTGTGTTCCTGATGGGTTTGCACCACCCCCACCCCCACATCCACCGTTATCTCCTGCCACGCCTCCACCTCCTCCATGTCCGCCACCAGTAGCAGTAATTGTTGAAAACACTGAGTCAGCCCCAACACTTCCTGCGGTTGCACCGCCTGTACCGACGGTTATGGAATATGCCTGCGGTGTTACAGTGAATCCTGATGCTGTACGAAAGCCCCCTGCCCCCGCGCCCCCACCTTGGTCGCTTGGGGAACCTCCCCCGCCAACTACTAGATATTCAACAGTACTTGCCATTTATACAATAGTTAAGAGTCCTGCACTTGCGTCAAAGTCCAGTAACAACGCATCTCCGTTTTGGAGTGTCAGAGCAGAGCCATAGTCAAAATAAGCTATCAATTCATCATTTGTTGCTGTGTCATCGTACACGACAACGTATCTGAATGGTCCTACCGTTCCGCCTGACGCGGTAAGAGTTAAGTCGGCAATAGTAAGTTTGTAGGTTCCCGAGCTTTGCGCAGATGCTGAAATGGTAAGTGTTCGTGTGGAACAATTCGTGTACGATACTTCGGTTATATTTGCGAGAACCGTATTAGTGTTTACGGGTGCGGAATTGGTGAGCGCGACCTTAAGTGTGTCAGAGCCTAAATTAAATGTCTTCTCTGCGAGATATTCAACGAACGAAAGGAACTTTGTATATGATGCCATATTATCTATTATCTGAAGTTTATCTGTTTACTAGTAATCATCTGACGATCATCTTTGTCTCGTTTAGAGTAGTCGGCTACTATCTGTGTTTCTTTACGCTGTATTTCTGCCATGTAGCCTGGTGCCATTGGCAGTCCATTTGCTACACAGTAGTCATACGCTACCCAGAGAGGGATAAGGTCGTGGTAGAGAGAGTTGAAGCCCGGCGAAGTAGAGCCTGTTACCGCCGAGAAGTCTGCGGGTGCGCGTTGGAAGTAAAGTTTAAGCGAAGCGGTTTGTGTGTAGTTCGGGATAGGATAGAGAAACAGAGAGTTGCCGATTTTATCGTAGTAGACAGGAGTTCCTGTGGCTGTAGCGTTTAGGGCATAGTCTTCATCCGCTTGGTCTACGGGTTCAAGTCTTGTGAACGTGGTTGCACCGCTTGGTTTAATTTCAGCCCTTAAAAGTCTGATATGAGTTACTGCTATTGAATAATCCTGTTGAGAGGTGGTTATGGTCGTGGTGGCGATAGGTAAGTCGGTTTGGGTATCATCATCCCACTGCCACCTGCCGTCAGCCTGAAGTATCAAAGAAGCAACACGGCTATATGCCATGTTCATTGAAATAAGCATATCCGCAGACGCAAACGAACTACTGTTCGTTTTTGTGAGGAAGTATATTCGGTTGGAAATATCTGCGATGGTCATAAATCAGTATTGATATTCTCCTAAATGCTTTACTCCAAGCGTTGGATCTGCCCAAACATCATACCCCACCTTGATGGCTTGCTGGCAAAACCACGCATCTTCTCCATTGATAAGCAACCCTTCTTTGTCTCTTCCAAAGAGGAACCACGGCTCTGGTATCTTATCGAAAACCGCAGTCTTGACCATAAGGAATCCAGTACCAACTACATGACATTTGAAGATTTTAGTGTTATCAACTTTGTCTGGTTCAAGCGGAAATGAGGTTGAGGTAGCAGGGAGTTTCCGGAAGTTATATGCCGCTCCGATAATATCCTTATCATGGGCAACGAGTCGCGCTATCGGACTGGTCTTTCCTCCGTTACTAGGAAAGAACATGTCGCTATCAATCATCATTAGGTGTGTATTGCCTCGTTTCTTTGCTTCACGGGCAAGCCACACGCGACTTCCGATAATGTCACAGCTCACATTCATAATCATGTCTATCTCAAAGTCCAATCCTCGTACCGCATGAACAAGTGAAAAGGCTGTCTTTGCCTTCACGACATCAGTACAGGCGAGCGCGATACAGACTTTGATTTTGTTTCCCATATCTTGCCTCTTTCAAAGTGAAAGAAGCAAAGATGAGAAGCAACTATGCTACCTCAAACGACATTGACATCGAACACGATTGGGGCGACGTTTGTCTGCGTCTTGAACCCATAATCGAGCCGTGTATGAATCGCTGTACCAGAGAGGAACCCTGCCGTCGAAGACGATGGTGTCTCCGTAACATAGGTTTTTCCGAAGGTACTCTTGAGCAGACCGAGTTTCTTGACCTTTCGCACGCCCGCAAACAAGTGGTTTGCAGTGTGGGAGGTTGAGACATAGTGAAAGAGACCCAAAGCCTCTTTCCCTAAACGTCCGTTTCCTCCATCTCGCAGGGCTTCATCAGCAAACGTAAAGCCGTTTGCCTGCATGAAGGTAACGAGTTTCGTCCAGTCAGCTGGTCGCCAGATAACGAACCCTCCGTTGGACTTATAGAGGTCGAACCCATTGGCAGTCTGGATTTGCTCTATAACACCTCGACAAATATCATCGATGTTTGATGAGGTGACGGTGAGTTGGGTAGCGGCAAGGGCCACATTACCCGAACCATCGTCTCCAAGATTCGTATCATTGAGCGCGTCAGCAAGGACTAGAGCCTCGGTACGCTCTTCAATCTTCTTCCCGAGCAAGTCACCCATATTCACCCACTTGGAGTACTGCGACTGTGCCTGGTCGGCATAATCGAGATATACCGCATCGTACTCGGTAGTAACGATAGAGAGAGTTTCGGAAGACTGGGTGAGCGCAACGAGTGTAACGACATTCGAGAGCGTCATGCGGGTTGCCGCAGACGAGAATATCGTTGCTACTGCCGGTTCACCAGCTGTTCCGATGTACGGAAGGTTTGTTACTTGTGTGTCCGTGTACATCACGTCCATCACATCCTTCCAGTTCTGGGGCTTGTCGAGCCTTTCAGCGAGCTTGGTTTCCCAGGCTGCTTGGTAGATTCTTTCTTGAGCCATGATTTCTAACTTGGCTGATAACCAAGCGAAATCAGATGGTTACTTCCACGAAGGCTTGTTTGGATTCTCTTTGTCGAGCCTCGCATTAACAACCTTTTTCCGAAGTTCGAAGTCTTGAGGCAGTTCTCCTGTCCTCTCAAACTTATCGAGTGCGAGGTCGAATCCGTCGGATTGCGAACCCCCGCGTTTCGTCGAACTTGGTGTGGCGTTCTTAACTTCTCTCGCCGCTTTCAGTTCATTCAACTTTGCCTGGACATAATCATCTTTGAGAGTCTGACGGACGGTTTGTCCAGTCTTTTTCATGACTTTCTGAATGATATCTACATCCTCTGGCTCTGAAATCCCTTTAAGGTCGAGATAATCAAGTTGTGTTTCATCTAACTCGCCTGTTTTTTGGGAAGCGGGCTGGGGAGTGATAGCTTTGTCGGCCTCCTTGGCGGCTTCTGCGGCTTTCGCCGCTTCTACCGCTTTTGTCGCCGCGTCCTTAAACTTCTTCAGTTGAGTGGCGCGACGCTTGGCAATGCCTTTCAATTCCTCTGCTTTCGCTTTCCAGTCGATAGAGTCATCGGCGAGTTCTTCAGGTGAGAATTCATCTTCCTGTAAGTCCTCTTCCTTAACATCTATCTGGTCATTAGTGTCAGTCATAATGAGATGAGAGTTTCAATTTTGAAGATTGAGAACTTGGTTAATTTTGAAGATTAAGAACTTGTATCGATTTTGGTAAGGTTCGAGAACCACACTCGTCAGTTTATTTTCCTGAAGTCTACTGAACAAGAACCGACGAGCAAGTGTCCATTCGCAGGACCGCCAGCCGCTCCAAGAACGAGGAAGATACCAGGTGGCACCACACTTGCCGCAGTCCCGACAAAGTTGGTCGAGGCTTGCGTGTTAGCTGACAGCGTGTACGTCACAAGGTTTGTGGTTGTTGCGAATGCAGTGGTAGACGTAGCAAGGTACAACGTTGCGGCGGTCGAAGATCCTGTGGTCACATTTATTGTAGCTCGCAGAATCGTCGAGGTGGCAGAGGGAGACTTTATCGCGCAGATGGTAGTTGAAGCTGTTGTGGTAAAGTTTCGCTTAGTCGAAAAAATACACACTCCGTCAATACACGTCGGCGATGTTAGAGTTTCAGAACTCACCACAGCACCAAGACCGGGTATTTCCCTAATAATCTGCTTTGGAGAAGGAGTAACAACAGAAACAACTATCGTTACCACCAGAGCCACTAATGCCGATAAGATGAGAGTTTTGGTCATATTCGTTTAGTTATTTTTTAATCCTCGCTGGTTTCTTGCTGGACTTTATCTTTGACTCCTCCACTTGCCTCTCGCTAAGTTCTTCCAATTTATCCCCTAGCGATTCCATCCGAGCTGATTTTAAGGACATAGTTTTGTAATTAACTGATAATTATTATCGAACTTCTGTGGCGGTTATTGTAGTTCCGCCGCCATAGCCGAATGCACTCACCTTCCCGCACCCATAGATGCCCGAATCATAACTCACGGTTGTAGAAGCAAGTTGAAGATGTCCGAAAGTCACGCTGGGTGCTTGGCCTGCATAGTCGCTAAAGATGAGCCGGATATCATTCGTGCCAGTAGTAATGACCCGTGCTGAACAACTGGAAGTCGCAAAGATGGTTGCTACGGCCGTGGGGGCTGATTCGAGCGTAGTAGAAGCGACATTCGCCTGAAGACCAGAGGGGGCAGATGCCCGTGCAAACAACACAGGGCCTATCACGAACGCAAGGAACAACGCAAGAGCAAGCGGAGCGAATAGTTTTATGGTCATAATAGTTTTGTTGGTAATCATCTTGTTTCAGTGACGGTTATTGTGGATGATGCATACACTCCGAAGATTCTCATCAGCCCGCAACCCACAATACCAGAATCATACGCTACGGTAGTACTTGATAGTTGTAAATGACCGACCGTCGCTGTTGGTATCCGTCCCTCTACATCAGAGAAAACTATTCTTACCGGGTTTTCTCTAGTGGTAACGATGCGGGCCGAGCAGGTCGAGGTTGCAAAAATTGAGTTAGCGAGTTGTGGCCCCACTCCCCAATTTGAGGTCGTAGCTACTGTCGCGGGGAGTCCTATTGGGGCAGATGCCGATGCTAAGTTTGCCTGGTACACCATTACAGAAATTGCAATAAACAAGAAACCGGCTCCAGCAAGAAAGAAGGTAAGGGTTTTTGTCATGATGTGTATTGTATCATCTAATAATCTGTCAACGGGCTGGATTCACCATTTCTGGCTTCTTCCCAGGTGTTTTGTACAGCTCGATTTCCTTGAACGCTTCTTGCACTGCTCGGTATCCGAGGATTTGTGCCCGCACCTTTTGCCCTACAACTTCATCAGTAAGTCCCTCAATAGCGGAAAGACCAGTTGTGGTTACGTCAAATTGAGCTTCAACGGTGGATTTTACTGCGTCAAACAATGGCTTATTATCAGCAATAATCGAGAGTATTAACTTGTTAGTTTCAGTAAGCATTGGCTGGTTGTTTGGGGGCTAGTGCCGGTTGCAATGGCGATGGTTGTGCTGGCTGTGGTGCAGGAATCTCAAAATCAGTAAAATCTACTGGGTCGAGTCCCGAACTCTCAATGATTTGGTTGAAGAGTCCGGCCATAGCTTTATTTTGAAGTATGGCTGGGTTTTGCATGATAGTTCTGAATAGGTTAGTGAGTTTATCCACATACCGCGCCAAGTCTTTCTGTTTCCCCGCAATGGTAGTCCTCACTGAGATTGGTGCATCCTTCATCTCACCCTTCAAAATCTGAATGAAGTGTTTGTTGCCTTTCTTTTTGAACTGGTCAAGAACTTCTTGTTTATATAAATCTACTTGTTCTTGAGATAGAGCATCCCCTCCATGTTCAAGAACATATTCCTTTTTCATTCTTTCTGTCTCGCATTGGACTAAAGATTCTGCAACATACTGTAATTCGTCTAAATCAAGTTCCGCAAGGAACTCTTGCTCTTTTGAAATCTCACGAGAAAGATAGGGAACTATCCAGTCCATCTCGACTTCGTCCCAGAATGTAGCAAGTTTTCCTTTCCGATATTCGTGAAGCGAATGGGATTCTTGCGTTACTAATTCCTGAAGTTTGAAGGGAGTGCCAGCGGTTGGGGGTTCTCCCATGATGGAATCATTGGCGGCACCCATCTGCTGTGCGTGTGCTTCCCATTCCTTGGTAGACTTTTCAAAAAGGGCCAGGTTGCGAGGGAAGGTATCTATCTGATTTAAATCGGTGTTCGCTTGTAATTCTATGATTTCGAGATTATCCATATCTCGAATCTTATTCCGATTCGCAACGGCAGGGTCGGTAGTCTTCAGAATCGTCTTTGATGCCGCATCAAGCATGTCCTGCATCCGTATCATGTCGTAGTTCACCCACACTTGCGGTTCAAATAACTCCTCTGCCCCGCCAAATCCTAACGCCCTGCCATACACGGGGTCGCGCTTGACGAGTTTGAATGGACTCTTTTTTTCCTCTGATTTGTAAAGGGTGATGAGACCCTTATCATAAGAATCTTTTTTCTGGTAGAAACAGACGATATGCAGTTGGCTGGAGAATAAACCGGAAGTATCATACTCATCTAAGAATCTTTTAGGAAAATTACCGTGAACTTCGTACACTTCAATGTACCTGCCAGGTGTCTTGACTGATTGCGTATTCTTGTCGTCTCTCTTTTCCTCGCGTGAGAGTAAGATAGTCTCTTCGAGAGTCGCAGTCGCACCCTTGCCCGTATCACCCCATCCCCTGCTTGCCATATCTAGTAATTGATCGGGAGAATAGAAATGCTTTATACCTATAGGGCCGGAAAGCAAGTCAGTCTGGTCGCAAAAGACTATCGATTGAAGCGGTACGACCTCCGGTTTTACATCATTGACATTCTTGAGCAACGCCCCGCCGTAGTCAACGTATGATTCGACCATCTCGTCAATAGTCGTGTCTATGGCATTCTCCCTTGCCCACTTCTCATGGAACTTTTTGACGAGGAACGATTTAAAGTATTGTTTTGAATCATCGACGAATAAGATAATGTCTTTGACATCAAACCCTTCGGCGCGGTATTGAAGGTTAAGGATAGGACGGGTGATGTTCTTTACTGGTTTGAAATCAGACCTCCCGCTTTTCAATTGACTATTTTTATAGAGGGTTGATAACTTTATATGGTCATACATAGACCAATCCCACGAATCATTGATGGGAATCGGCTTTTTATAGGCAGTCTCTTGAGCCGTAATGTAATCGAAGATTGAATTGTAAGAATCTGCCATATCAATAATAGATAACTTTTATCGGTTCTTTCGCATTCTCTAAAACTAAACGGTTTTCAAACTTTCGTTTCTCGTATCCGCTTAAGTCTCTCAAGATTCTGTTGTTATGCGTAGCCTTGTTAGTGTCAACAGTAAACACCTTTTTCCCTTGTCGGTAGTTAACGGTGATGCCTGTTTGAGTATCTGGTCGCATGGTTACTTCATCCCTATGATTAAGTTTTTTACCTGAATAGCCTGGAATGTGGGGGAATAAAAAAGTCGTTTCAACCGCACGGGCATGAAAAGCATGTCCTTTTTCTTCTCACCATCGGTGATGGTTAAAAATCCTTTCCCGGTTATTTTCTCTGGTCGTGGAAGCGATATAAGAGCGTCTAAGGCGGTATTCCCATGACTGGTATAGGTCTTGTCGCCAAGTTTCAAAGAGATAGAAAACTCTTTTGTTTTTATTTTGTTCTTTATACCTTTTGGTCGTGCCATGGTGGGTAGTGTAGCACCTAAAATTAGTCAAGATAGATATTCACCGAGCTGGATTCACCCGAGGACGTGCTTCGTATCTCGGTCTCTGATTCATCATATCACGCCTCTGTATCATGGGAACCAAAGAAGCCATAGCATAGGTGCCAGCATCCATACTGTGGCTCCAGGTGTGTTCGGGTTCGTTAAGTTTCCTCCCGTCTTTATCAATCTCCCAGAGATAGTTCCTGTATTCCTTGATGATGTTGACCGAGTTCTTCGTAACTGAAATCTGCTGGTCTTGGGCCATCTGAATCCTCTGAAGGACAGAACCTGGCCCCTTGGTAGTAGGCTGGATGTTGATACCGTACAGCCGTATCTCATCGATTGACTTAGGCTCTGCACTATCGGCTATCACCATGGCTTTCTTTGGTTGATTCAATATCGTGTCGGCGAGTTGTTTGTTTGAAAGTCCTTTCGCAAATAAGACTTCGTCCCAGATATAGCCGCCGTTGTAATAGTAGATTGCGACGATTGCTGATGGGTCGTTGGTATATCCGAAGTCTAGTCCATAGCGTTCTAGCCGGGCTTCATGGGGTATCTCGTCGATGATTTGCCACCCAGTGAAGATTTTACCCTCCACTTCTCCGAGTTGTCCCTCTCCATACACTTGCCACCATCCTTTGCGTTCCTTCCGTAGCTCGATGGTCTTTACAATCTCTGGTGAGAGAGCCTCATTGTCCCGATAGGTTAAGATTATGAAATCTACATCGGGGCGTTTGAGTATCTCGTCTTGAACCCAAAACTGCGCCACGGGGTTGTAGTCGATAAAGATGAGTTCCTTGGTGCGAATCTCTAACTGTTCAAAAGTCTCTTTAGAAATGTTGTTGGCTTCATTTAAAAACAGGCGTTCACGGCGCGGGCCGCGGACCTTCCCCGGTTGGTCAGCAGAGAAAAACTCTATCTTGCTTCCGGTTTCAAAATTATAGACATAGTCAGTTTTATTCCATCGGTCTGGTTTGAAGTACCGCTGGGTTTCAAGAATGTCCAAGAAGTCTTTAATCGCCCCGCGTTTCAAGTGAGGAAAAGATTCAGAAACTATCGAGGTGAGCGTGGGTGTTTTGTCTCTCTGGGCTAAATCAATAAGCACTTCCAATATGCCTATAGTCTTACCAGCCGAAGTGCCTCCTTGTACTACGCGGATGCGCTTATTCAGCTGGTGTATCTTCCTGGTTGCGGTGGTGACGAGGTATGACATTCAAGAGTGGAATTGGTGCGCCATCGGGGCCGGAGTGTTCAAGTCTTTGTGGAGCCTTGCCCATCAACTGTTCTCCAACAAACACCATCAGCTTACTATCTTCTTTGTAGTTATCACGAAGAAAATCAAAGTACTCGTCTATCTCCTCTTTCCCCCAATAATCATAAATGGTGACTTTATTGGTTGAGCCTTTTGGTCGTCCTGCCCCTGGTCGTTTACCTCCGTTCTTTCCCATACTGAAAATATATGATTGTTTTTCAGTTAAAGTCAAGATACTTTATCCACAACTCACAACGCGCTTTGCTCATGTTTGATGATTGATTTTATACGGTTGAGTGTGTCAGTAGTGACTGTGGTGAGGTTTTCTTTTATGAATCTGACTGCACGGGCGCGGTCTTGTTCGTCAGAGTAGTTGTAGGGGTTGGGTCTCATAGTCTATTTGGCCTCTATTTGCCCCGCCACGAGGCCCAATAGCGTATCTAAGTAAATGACTACCTTGGTGGCTTCAAGCGGCTCTCCGTAGATTTTAAAGGCCAAAACAGGCTCTCTACCGAGCGACTCAAGCCGTTTGGTCTGTTTCCACCATTCAGGAATCTTCAAAACAGCTTGATTCTTGCATTCTATACCGGCATTTTGACCTAAAATCATCATTGAGGTCCATATATCGCCTTTTTCGGTGGTTGAATTGCCCGAGCCATGAGAGGGGTAGGCTTTGAGGTCTATACCCTTAGCTCTGATTTGGTCAGCCACATATTTCTCAAGTATTTTTCCTTTTTGTACGCTAGTTTTCATGGGGTGATAAGGACACAATCATTTCGTGGTTTTCTGCGAGAACCTTATCCAACTGTCGTCTTGTTATTTGACAGCGTAAGGCACCATCAGCCTTTTCCATTGTAACAGCGTTTAGATAGTAAAAAGTGTTTAGTTCGTTTTCCTCTCTTTCTTCGTATGCTTTTTGTGTTTCTTCTTTCATATTATTTAATCAACATCTCCACAGTGATACCTGCTTCCCTTTCTTCTTGGGTTATTCCACACTCGTCATAGCCAGCCAAGATGTTTTCTATATCAATGAGGGTGGGTTTCATGGTTTTTTAATAGCGTGGATGATGTCGATGATGATTCTGTTTCGTACATAAACTCCTAACTTCTCGGCGACCTCATCGTAATCAGTTTTATCTTGCATCCCCTCAATTATCTTCTCTATCCTCGCACGCTCTTCCGCGACTGCAATTGCCAACTCACTACGAATAAAATCCTGTAAAGAATGAGCAAGGTAGGTCGCATTATCATTAGCATCTCTAACATTGAACCAATCATTTAGTCTATCCTCCCACTTTCCCTCCGCCGGTTGTGGCACTCCATGACATTCACATGCGGTATTTTTACACCCACGAAGCGGACTGCTGTGATTATATTCAAGGTATTTACACAGTACGCAACAGTCTGCATTCCCACTCCCTTTGCTTGTAGTGTGGGTCATGGATTTGCAATAAAGAATGCTTTCGCGAATTTCTGTGAGCAAATTGACCTGAACTCTGCGTCCGTGTCTGGTCGTGGTAAAGTCCAAAACTCTTCAATTAAGTCATATGCCGATTTGTGCATGAAGGCGAGACTTGGTTTCCCTCGTCCTGGTCGCTGGTACAGACCGTCAATTTTCGGTACGTCCTCCCACTTAAAGTATTTGCGCGGCGGAATGTTGAACTTGCCCCACAGTGCCGTTCGTTTCGTCCACGGGCTACCGTACCACCACGGTTCGTACTCGTACTGCGGTTCGCCCAGATACTGTTTCAGTACACCCCTTGCGGGGTTTTCAATAACCCACCAGACAGGACTTGCTTCGGCAATAATGCGCTGACACTCGCGGACAAGGAACATGCCGTCGTCGGGATTTCGTGCCTTTCCTGTACTACGTGCAGTAGAAAACTCGGTACAAACAGGGTTAGCGATTATGCCATACACATCATTTGGCGGCGTGTAGTTTTCTACTCCGATGTCCTTACCGACCAGTATCACTTCATGCCCTGCAACACGCCACGGGTAGGTGTCACTTCCAGTATCGGCGCATAGTTGCAGTATTTTCATGTCTTATTCCCCCTCCCCTTTAATAGCAGTGATGGCGTGTGTCCTAAACTCCTCACATCGTGCGTCTACCTCCCCTACAAAGAACTCTGCGACTGTTGGTATTTTGCTGATTGCTCTCTCTCGTTCCTCACTACGTACTGAGGTGATGAGTTCTTTGAAGAAATGCTTTGCTACTGCACGGTCAATCCTCCACTTGCCATATTCCATGAGTTTGTAGTTATCAAACTCTTTCTCCCACTCACTATCTGGTGTAGGGAGCTGTTTCAGACACTCATGCTTTTCGTCCATATCTCCATTGTCGCAACAGCGTACTGAACCGTCAGGACTTGTTTGCTCCATTCTCTTCATGGATGGGGTGGTCATATCCATTTAGTAGAGTAGATGTGGTTCTCTAACTGGCTCAATCGTGCTTGAAGTGCCTGTTGTCGGTTGGCGTTGTACTGCAAATGTTTGTACTCCTCTCGTATTTTCGTAATAAGCTCTGCGTCTGTACACTCGTCCCACTTTTTATTGAGAGTTTGTATCAGGTTAAGGTCTGGTAAGTATGCTTTTAGTGTATCGTCCATATTATCTAATCTCTTTAATGGGTGAAGAATAATATTTAATATAATTATCTTGGTCAAAGTCTGGTATATCTTTAGCGATACCATCAGCGTAATCTTTTTCTAATTTAATTACAGTATTACCCCAATTAAGCCATATTGCACCATTATTTGATTGATATATGTTTGTTTCAACGAAAAGTTGATTGTCTTTTATTTCTGTTTTCATATCCCTGTATGGTTAGAATTTTTCTCTATAAACTACATTCTTATACAATTTCCCTTTTTCAGCGAAAACAGAAACATCGTCAATGTTACTTACAAACTCTTTCATCATTTCTCTCAGTAGAAGTTCGTTCTCGTTTCTATCTTTGAGTAGTGCAAAAAGTTCCAGTGTACTCGTTCGTGGAGTCGTTACCTTAAAACCCTTAAACATCCCGCAAAAGGAGTCGTACAGATTTTCCCCTTTGTTCCAGTGCTGTTCTATTTTTTTAAGTTTTCTTTTCATATCCCTGTAGTCATAGAGTTAGTTTAGACGCTAGTTCTATTGCGTGAGTAATGCCGAGGTTGTACATGGCGGTGAGTGACTTTTCTGTTTGGTCTTGCCCTCCTTCAGGACGAATATGCCGTGCGAGTGATTCTATTAGTTCTTGTTTTTTCATATCCCTGTATGGTTAGTTAATAATTCAGGGTTCTCATAAATGTTGCCGATGATTTCCATTTGTCTTTTTTCTTGCCAACCATTTTGCTTTTGCTTTTGTTTATCTCCTATATATTGAAAAGCGAATGCTCCAATAGATGGATTAAATACGACTTGGAGTAATATCTTTTGACCGTTCGGGATATTTGATTTGTATTCTCGTCCAGAGGTTGATTCAGAAGGTGGAATAGTTATTTCAATCGTTTGTTCTGCCATAAGAATATCCCCCTCATATATCTCCTTCCCATTCTTGTCCAAGAGTCCTGTGAATTGCATGAGTGGTGCAAGTTTAATTTCATCACCATTTCTATTGCTGAAAGAAAAAGCGTCGTGCCATTCATGGAACTTTCCAGAACCAATTAAATCGGAATACCGCATTTCTATTCCATTCCACATCCTAAACTTTATTTCTCTATTCATACTTTTTTCTTCCACTCCCCCTTAATAGCGGTGATGATGTATTGTTTGAGCGAGTTTTTTGTTGCTGGTGGGTTTGGTATCGCAATAAGGTTAACGAAGTAGTCTTCAATTAAGTTCCCTACCTTTTCGACTAAATACTCTCGTTCCTCCCTTCTTACTGAGGTGATGAGGGATTTGGTGTATTCGATTGCTTTATCTCGTATTTTGATAGATTGGTCGGGGTACATTCCCTCAAACTTTGTTCCTTTCATTTCTGCTCCAAACTTTGAAGCTAAGGTAAGAGCATCGAAGAAATACTTAGACATCTTCTCTTCAAACTGTTTCTCCCCCTCACTATCTGCTGTAGGGAGCTGTTTCAGACACTCATGCTTTTCGTCCATATCTCCATTGTCGCAACAGCGTACTGAACCGTCAGGACTTGTTTGCTCCATTCTCTTCATGGATGGGGTGGTCATGTTAGAAAGCAAAGTTACCGCCAATAGGTCTTTTCTTCGATTCTCTTATCAAGCCACAATCAACACAAAGACTTTCCCAATGTCCATCAGTTCTTACTTTCCACCACCATCCCCAAATGTGTCGTTTATTCATTTTATTTTCGACGACCCATAGCAATATCCCCAACATAATCAGCCACCTCATCAACCGCCTCACTAACCTTTTTCGGCATACGCCTAGAATGGGTTGCCCAATCCATCAGAAAATCAAATATATCCTGATGTTTTCTTTGTTTAGGAGTTTGCTTTTGTTTCTTTCTCATACAGTATCTAGGGGGTTGGGTGTTGGGAAGGGAGCGTTTTTCTTTATCCGCGATTTTCTTTATCCGGGCGTGGACTTTTTCATTGACGAAAATTGCTTTGCGAATACTCATGGTTTGATAACGGGCGCGTTTTCAAGCAGTTCAATAAGTTTGTCGGCCAAGATTTCGTATGCCCCTGCCCCTGCCCCTCTCCCTGCCCATGTCCCTGCCCATGCCCCTGTCCCTGCCCATGTCCCTGCCCATGCCCATGCCCCTGCCCATATCCATGCCCCTGCCCAT